ATGGATTGACCCCTGCGACAACGCACCGAACTGCAATCCCACAACCATTAGTACCAAATAGGTGACCTATGCAATTGCTTAACATCGACGCCAATCCGAAAACCATCAAAGGACGGCGCAAGGGATACGTTACGGCCGTGCTATACCTTGCACCCTCTGATAGTAGCGGCACGGAATTGTGCGGCATGGCAGACATTGCCGGTTGTAAGATTGGATGCCTCAATACCGCCGGACGTGGCGGCATGGCCGCCGGTAACGCTACGTTTACGGCCGCCAATGGCGAAGCGCTTCCCGATAACGCTATCCAGAAGGCAAGGTTAGCGCGGACAGACTTCTACCTTTCCGACCGTACCGGCTTCATGCTGCAATTGGTCCGCGAAATTGAGCGTGCAAAGCGCTACGCACGTCGCAAGCGCAAAAAGCTTGTCGTCCGGTTAAATGGCACGTCCGATATCCGATGGGAAACCGTGCCGTGCATCCGTGCCGGTAAACCGCACGCTAACCTTTTTGCGGCATTCCGTGAGCTTCAATTCTACGATTACACCAAATTGCCGAATCGCAAGATCGCGGGAATCGCGAACTATCACCTCACATTTTCCTATTCTCATCGCGATGAGTTTGCGCCCATTGTGGCGCGTGCTGTCCGGTTTTATGGCACGGCCGTAAACTTCGCGGCCGTATTCGCGAAAAGCTTGCCGACCTACTTTCTCGGTCGGTCGGTCGTTAATGGTGACGAATCCGACCTGCGATTCCTGGACACTCGAGGTGTCGTCGTCGGTTTAGTGGCAAAGGGCCGCGCACGTCGCGACACGTCCGGCTTTGTGGTGCCGGCTATGGGTGCCGCATGAGCCGCCTCATCGAACAGTTCGATAGCGTGGTGCTGCTATATGGCACCGATTGGGAAGCACGTATCACCGCCGAATGGGATCGGGAATACGGCTGGCAAGTCATCGGGTGCGAGTTGGGCGCGGTATGTATCGACGCCGATATGGTCCGCTTTGCGCGAGCGGCTGAGGTGAACCTAGCAACCTTATCGGCCGATGAGCTGGACAACCTGCACGCGCACGTTATCCGAATCGACCAGGAGAATAGCCCATGATTGTGCGACCGCTTGACCTAACGACCTTGATGCACATTGCCGAGCAATACGGTGCGCTTGTAATAGCGGACGAAGCGGACGGCCCCGAAATTATTTTCGACGCCGACACATTCGAAAAGTTTACGGACCAGCTATTTCAGTTCGGGTTGGATTTTGGGTTGCAGTGTGCGCAGGACATTGTCGACCGCACAAAGGTCGGAGGTGGCACATGATTCGGTGGTTGCTGCTGCTCATGTACCCGTCCCGCAATTTCCCGCCACGGTCACCGGACGAAGCGTGGCGGCACGTACCGCCGCCCAATTGGGCGTGCAAGCGTGGAGGGGTGGACATATGGTAACTGAGGAAGATTTCATCGACGCTGGACCGGCTGCTAGAGCATGGCGGCCGCCGGAGTATTGGGCGAACCATTACCGCGAAGCGCTGCAACGGATCGCGGACGCTACGCCGGACGTGCGGAACTTCGAGCTACGCCAACGCGCACGGGACGCGCTACGGGGTGGCGATTGATTGGCGTGCTAGTCGCGGTCGCTATAACTGTTATTCTCGAACTATTGACCGATGACTAAACCTTGCCCCGGCCCCGTGCCGGGGTTTTTATTTCACCGCATGCAATCCTGGCGGCCCCTCAAGTAGCGCACGTAATACCGCCTTCGGCTTGTCGGCCATATCGGGAGCCGCCCAAGCGTGCTTCGGTGACTGATGTTCGACGCTATGTAACCGCCCCACGTCACGCCAGCCGGCAGCCTCAAGCGCGGCAAATAGTGCCTCGCGGCTTATGGGCCGCGCAGTGCCACGGCATAGGTCAGCGATGACCGCCGCCCACGGTGACCCCACAACGCCGCGCACAAAGGGTCCCTCGCGGTTACGTGCCATATCGGCAATGGCCGCCTCGCCACCCGTCAACCCTAAGTCAATCATGGCGAGCTTCGCCGGGGTCATCGGTGGCATGGCGCCTGGATTGAATTGCGAGAGGTCACGGGCATCGAGCCACGCGGCAACATGGGCGCGACCGCCTGCGCTGTACCATTCCCAAAGCGCGAGTGCGTCATCAGCTGCCATCGGGCCAACGTCTGACCACACTACGAACCATCGACGATCCGTCGGCGCTATCGTAATGGCGGCACGCTCGTTACTGAACGCTAGCACCTGGCAACGGTTGGTCACGTAGTACGGGTGCTGCATCTTTTTGTTCACTAGCAGAAGTTCTGGCGGCGCAGCGATGATGGGCTTCAGCGCATTCTCAAGCGCTTTGCGGTCACCGTCCGCTCGCTGTCGCAGTTCATTCAGCACGATGACTTCCGATTCAAGGCTATAGCCCCACGCTCCGGCGACCTCTTCCGCCCGTGCCTCTGACACGTTGGCGAGCGTAGGGCCGCCAATAGACCACAGGAATGGCGCGTATAGCGTGTCCTTGCCGGACCCCGGCAGGCCGCCGTGCAGAATGGCGTGGTTACACTTGCGGGCAGGGTTCTGGCGCTTAAAAGCCAGCACGTTGAAAACGTGTTCGCGCTCGAGTGTGTTCGGAATCATCCGCTCGGCATGGGCGAGCCACGGCGACGCATCCCCCGGCACGCCTTCGGGCCTGTGGTCGCGCCATTTATTGGCGTGCGCTTGGTTACCCTTGGCGACCAGCACCGACTCGCCCGCCGCGTAGGTGAGGCCCGTCAGTAGCCGGCTACCGAGCGCGGCACGGTTCTCATCGAAGAAAGTCGCGGCCTCGATGCGCCGCGCCTTGTTGTGGACACTATGACACTGGGTGCCACGGTAGATGGCGTTGAAGGCGGCGCGACCGTATTCCTGGCGCTCGATAACATCGAAGTAGTAATCGCCCTCGCTGACGTACACGAAGCGCTTAAACCAGTCATTCGGCGGCAGCGTCGAAATATCGGTTGTGTCGTTCATCGGTTTATCGTACCCTTGTTTGGCATAGTTCACCCTTGAGAGATCGACTCATCTTGCCCCGGCAGAAGTACCCCCTCTGTCGGGGCTTTTTTATGCGATGAGGTCGGGCGCGTTACCTTTAGATATCAGTCGGTAACTCGCGTATTTCTTACCATTGTGGTGCGCAAATTCTGTGGTAATGCAATAGCCTTGCTTGCGTAACTGGTCAATCCTAGCGGCTAACCGAAAGCAACCATAGTCACGCAACGCATCGAGCGGCGTGATGCTCTTGCCGTCAAGCAAAGCCTGTCTGATTTCGTCTACTTGTCGCATAAGTCACCTCATTATTGAATTTCGTCAAACCGGAATCACTCACCCCTCGCCCGAATTGCAGACGCGCAGTCCAAGACAGCGACATTCCGTTCGTATGGGTTTTCTCTGTCTTCCATTTCTTGGCACAGTTCAGCGCAGGCTTCTCTCTCTTTGGCGGCAATCCTTTCGGCAAACCGCTCCAACTTGGTCGGTTCGTCTTGGAACTTGTGCGAACGCATAAACAGGCCAACGTCCCATGCAATCTGTACGATGTCGTCGCGGGTCATGCCTGCCTCCTGTTTGCTTGCAAAGTTCTCCATGCGTCCATGACGATCCGCTCGGTGTCACGCTTGTTGTTGAGTTTGTTGTAGAGCGATATCGCCATGACGTATTGCTCGTGCGCCTTAAGCGTGTTGGCGTGCTGCATTGCCGTAGCCTGGCGCTCGGCGACGGTGCCCTGTGCGTGCGTGAATACGGCTTCTCGAGTTCGTTTGTACGCAAACTCAGCACGTTCCATTTCCGCCTTGGCGGCAGCGGCAGTCTCGTCGGTGTCAACGAGATACCGCAGCGCCTTCTCTGCCCTGTCTTCGCTAATCAAAACGGCACCTGCGACAGGTCGTCATCGGTAAAGTCATTGACCGGCTTGGCGGCGGGTTTCGGCGCAGGACGCTGCTGCTGGCCGTCTTTCTTTTGCACGCTCAAAGACAAAAACTCATCGCCTTTCTTGCTGCGCTTGATCCAAGCGGAAAGCCGATACTCAACGCCATCGACGTTGAGGTCGCCCGTGTGGTCGGGCCGCGCCTCGTTGCCCTTCTTATCGTTCGGAAAGAGAACGCCGCGATTCGTGTTGTCCCATTGCTTCATGCCATTCATACATTCAACTCCTTCAGTTTGGTTACCTTGTCATTGAGTTCCGCGAGGAACGATTCCACTTCAGTCTCAAGCATACGGATCGCGTCGTCGTCCCTCGGGATACGCACAATCAGTAGCTGCAAGTTCTCCGGCATACGTGGGTCGTACGACACCCAATCGCACCAGTCCGTCATGCAGCACGCCATCTGCCATTGCATCTGATAAAAATATTCCTGTGGCGGCTCACGGTTAAGTAGGTATTCAATGTGCGTGGCCGTCTGCGGACACTTGATCTCCAAGTTTCCGTTAATGCCGATAAGACCATCCGGTGACGCGCCTGCCATCGCAATGCGTGGGTGCTGCACGAACGCAACCTCGGTCACGAGTTCGCCAGTGCGGGCGGAGTAGGCGTCACGGGCAAACGGTTCTTGGTCCGTTCCCCACTGCATTGCAGCATCGGAATACCCTTCCGTGGGCTTGCCCGTGAGCCTTTCGCAAACTAACTGAGCCATATAGTTTCGGCGTGATGCGGCATACGCGCCGCCCTTTACTCGCGCCACAATCCCGGCAACCTTCGATGCTGTTACCTTGCCTAACCGTAACGCCTTCCAAGCGTCCGTTCTCTGGATAACGTCTTCCATCACATCTTCTCCGCCATCATTTTGAGTTCGTGGACTTCACGCTCGAGCCGGTAGATACGCTCCTGCGCTAACTGCATTCGCATCTCTGCGTCCTGCCGCAACTTGCTCTGCACGCGCAGACGGTTCGCCAGCACGTAAGACAACTCCGACGCGTCGTCACCGAGCGCGAGAACGTGTCCGACGATCTCGCCGTCGTTCATGTCCATGTAGTACGAAAGGCTCATTGCTGCGCTTCCCGCAGCGCCTTCTTGCGTGCTGCAAAGTGCGGAATCAGCGGCTTACGCTCGCCCTCAGAGAGCGAGTGGTAAAGCGTATTCAGTTCCTTCTCGTTCTCCACGAGGTCGATGGCCGTGAGCATTGCAGGGTCGATGACTGGCGCAGCAGCGACTTCGTGGCTTGTCGCATCGGCGTCGTTGTCGCCCTCAGTCGGAATGCAGAACGCTTGGAAAGCGGCGTACTTGTAGGCGGCAGACATGGCCTTGTTGCTCGCCTTGTCGCCGCTGTCCATCGCTTCGCCCACGGTCACGACCGTATGCTTGCTGCCATCCTCGGCGCATACGAAGTCGAACTCGACGGTGAGCGTCACGTAAAAGAGCGCGGTGCCGCTGCGGTTCTGCCGCTCGATAACTTCGCGGTGCGTCACGCGGGGCAGGATGACAAGACCGTACTTCGACAGTAATGGCGAGAGAGCGCCATATACCTGGTCGATGCCACGGAAGGCGTAGTTCTGCTGCTGGTTCTTGCTGCTCTTGCTAATGCCGATCTTGGAAAGTTCGGCGGTCACGGCAGCGATGCACTGGTAAATCTTCATTAGATGCTCCGAAGGTTAGCGCGAGCCTTGTCGATGGCTTCGATGAGGTCGCGGATGCAGTGGGAAAGGTTCATCGAGTGTTCGCGCTCGATGCGGTTCAGCTCTTGCAGGGAGTCGTAGGCGTTCCATGCGGCGGTTTCCGCACGCTCCTGGGCGTCAAGGAACGCCTCGGCGGTTTCCATAAGGTCACGGCCGAACTGACGGTCGTTTTCTTGGTAGTCCATGTTTGTCTCCGGTGGGGCCAATCCCCAGGTGCAATCATACGTACCTGCACTGCCTTGTCAAGAGGATTTGCAGACGCCGCTTTCTTAGTCCATACTGCGGTCATGGACACTGAATCAGTCATCAATCATTTCGGCAGCGTCAAGGCAGCAGCTAAGGCGCTCGACGTATATCCCCAAGTCATCTACCAGTGGAAAGCGAACGGGATTCCGTTGCTGCGCCAGTACCAAGTCCAGGTGATGACGAAGGGCAAGTTGAAGGCAGACAACACGGAGGCGCTCACGGAAAAATCATGAACTTCTACCCTCGACATCTTGGTGATTACGCCAAAGACACCCATCACTTATCGCTGGTGGAGCATGGCGTATTGAATTTGCTGTTGGATCGGTTGTATTCGTCTGAAAAGCCTTTCTCGAGAAAGGAGGCGTATCAGATATGTCGTCCGTCATCGAAGACGGAGAAGCAGGCAGTGGAGCGAGTGCTGACGGACTACTTTGTCGATACTGGCGCAGGGTTTATCAACCATCGAGCGCTGCGGGAAATCGAGAAATACCACGAGAAAAGCAACAAAGCGCGTCAGTCCGCGATGTCGCGTTGGTCGCCAGAAAAGGATGCGAACGCAATGCGAACGCATAGCGAACGCAATGCGAAGGCAATGCTATCCAATAACCAATATCCAATAACCAATAACCAAGAGTCAGTAACCAATAAATCTATTACTGATTCTCAGAGACGTAATGGATTGCAGTCGGTAAACGGATCGTTGTCGTCAATCGTGCGGAGGCTTGATCCGAAATGAACCAACCCGTCACGACGTCTAGCGATATCACTTGGGCCGTGCAATCCGGCATGAGGCAGTGGGATGAGCGGGTCAAGACCGTTATCGGTCGGTTACACCTCTGCGATGCTTACCTTGCCCGCATCAACGTCGGGGATTGGGAGCAGCGGCAGGAGAAACGCGAGTGGCTAAAGACCCGCGTCGGGCCGCTCGTGCGTGAGGCTGACCCGGCGGCGGTGATCGGCGACCCAGGACTAATTGGGTTGGTCCGAGAGTTATTCGGTGAGCGCGGCGTGATGCGTCTTCGTGATAGAGTAAAACAATGCGCTACGCCAAACGACGCGACACCAACCACGCCGACATCGTAAACGCACTGCGGAAGGCAGGGTTTGAGGTAATCGACTTTGCCAGCGCCGGTCACGACATTCCAGACCTTCTCGCCGTAAAGCCGCTCAGAGACGGTCTGGCATGGGCCTGCTGGGTAGAGGTCAAGGCGAAAGGCGGGCGGCTCTCAGAGGGCCAGAAGCGGTTTCAGAGCATATTCCAGCCGAGGGGTGAGTGGTACGAGGCGCGGGACGCTGCGGACGCGGCGGCTACGCTACAGGCGATGTACCTCGCGGCAACACTAAGCAGGGAATGATTATGATTGCGACGTGGAAAGAGTTGAACGAATCCATCGCTGGGATGTCTGAGGCGGACGTGGTTCTCGCCCTTGAGGCCGAGGTATCGGGAAAGCGACGGTGGACGATTATCCGACGGCTACACCAGCGTCGGTGCGCCCTGCGGGCCTCCCGCGAGCGGGTTGCTCTTAAAGCCCTCTGCGCAAAAATCGCAGATACTCCGCCCCCTCTTCCGGCTCCCACCACACCTTCACCATATCCGGGTGATCCTCCGGCAATCCCGGATTTATAGTCGTCAGCACGCAGGGCGATAGGGCGTTGTCCCTAAAGCCCTTATCCCGCGCATAACGGTCGTAGACCTTGTAGGAGGCGACCTTGATGGCGTGCATGGCTATCCCGCTGATCGGGTCTTTGAGGACGCTATAGGCGCTCTCGTGCTTGTGACCGGCGACGTAGATGTGGTCGCGGGTGCCAAGCATCGCCGCCTTCATCGGGCCGTGCGCCGGGTTCCATATGCTAGATCCCGCATGGTCGTGACGAGCGTTGACGCGCACCGACGCCCCATTAGGGAAATTAAGCGCTATACGGGCCTCTGAAGCCTTATAGAGGGCGTTCTGTTGCTTGGCGATCCACCGCAAGGGGTCGCCACCGCCGCTCCAGAGGTCGTGGTTACCGGCGATGATGTAGAGCCAACGGCAGCGGTTGATGAACCATTCGGCTAACTTCCAAGCCTGCGCCGCTGACGTACTCTGGTCGGCATAGAGCCGTGCCAGCCGGCCACACCAGTTGTTCGTGGTGTCGCCCACGTTGACCGCAAACAGCCCTTCGGTGTCGTTGACGAGTTGAGTGTGCCGCTCTAGCGCCTCGAGGTCGGTGCCGTCGTCATCGACGTGCGGGTCGCCAAAGTGCAGGATGCCGATAGGGCCGGGTATCTTGACCTTAATCGGAATCAGCTTTGAGGCTTCCTCGTGCGCCTGCTTGTGCTGGAACTGGCGCTTGCGATGCTCAATCAACTGCTCAATGGGAATGTCGTCGTCCGGCAGCGGGGTGAACTCAAACGTGGGCTTCGCCTCAATGGGGCGCCCAGGGTGATACGTCGATGCCGGGATGATGTAGCCCTTTGATTTCATCTTTTTGAGGCGAAACATCAGCGTGCGTTCGTTCATTTCGAACTTTTCAGCGACAACGGCACGAATGCCGTTTGCCTCTTGCAGCGCTTCCAATATCTCATCGTCGGTGGCTTTCTTTTGCACAAGTCACTCCATCGTGGTCAGCATTTGTTGCAAGAGGTGGCCGAGGCGATCCACAAGCGCTTCATCGCGGGACAGGTCATCG